TGTATCGTAAGTTTACATTTGTCAGGCGAGAGAGTTACAAACTAGATTATATCGGCGAAGTTGAACTCGGCGAAAACAAGAACGAGAATCCTTATGATACTTTCAAAGAGTTCTATGCTAACGACTATCAAAAGTTTGTTGAATACAATATTCAAGATGTTGAACTTGTTGATAAGTTAGAAGATAAACTGCAACTGATTGCCTTGCATTTGACTATGGCGTATGAGGCAAAAGTCAACTACCAAGATGTATTCGGTCAAGTAAGAATATGGGATTGTATTATCTATCATCACTTGCGTTCAAAGAATATTGTGCCGCCTGCCATTCAAGAATCAAAAACATCTAATGGTTATGAAGGCGCCTATGTGAAAGACCCTGTTGTTGGTTTTCATGATTGGGTTTGTAGTTTTGACTTGAACAGCCTATATCCACATTTGATTATGCAGTATAACATATCGCCAGAAACGATGGTTGGGTTTGAGCCTAATCGTGTGAATGTTGAAAACATGTTAAATCAAAAGTCTGACTTATCTGATTTAGACAACAAAACAATAACGCCAAACGGCGCTCAGTTTCGAACTGACAAACGAGGTTTTCTGCCTGAAATCATGGATACTCTGTATCAAGAACGAGTTGTTTATAAAAAGAAGATGATTGAAGCACAGAAGATGTTTCAAAAGACTGGCGATAAGAAGTATGAGTATGAGATTTCAAAGAATCATAACATTCAGTTGGCAAGAAAACTCTCATTGAATAGTGCCTACGGTGCAATCGGCAATCAGTATTTCAGATACTTTGATGTTCGCCATGCAGAAGGTATTACAATGGCAGGGCAACTTGCGATTCGATGGATTGAAAGAGATGTCAATGACTTTCTAAACAATCTATTAAAGACAAAGAATGTAACTTATGTTGTTGCTTCTGATACTGACTCTATCTACATTCGATTGGGTGAAGTTGTAAACGCAATATTCAAAGACAAATCTGACACAAGAAAGATTGTAAGAGTCATGGATAAGTTTTGTGAAGAAACTCTACAACCTCAAATCGACAAGTCGTTTGATAAACTTGCTAAATATGTACATGCATATGAGCAGAAAATGATTATGAAACGAGAAGTGATTGCAAACAAAGGCATCTGGACTGCAAAGAAAAGATATATTTTGAATGTGTATAATGAAGAAGGTGTTGAACTGAAAGAACCTAAACTCAAAATCATGGGCATCGAGGCTGTCAAAAGTTCTACGCCTGCCCCATGTCGAGTTAAGATTAAAGAGGCACTAAACATCATCATGAACAAAGACGAATCTGCATTGATTGAGTTCATAGATAACTTTAGAAAAGAGTTTAAGAAGTTGTCGCCTGAATCAATCGCATATCCTCGTTCATGTAATAATCTGAAAAAGTATAGTTCGACAACAACAATCTATCAGAAGGGAACGCCGATGCATGTTCGTGGCGCTTTGTTGTATAACAATCTATTGAAGAAACATAAGTTAGTTAAATATGAAACTGTGAAAGATGGTGATAAGATTAAGTTTATTCAGTTGATAGAACCTAATCCGTTGAGAGAAAACATCATATCTTTTATCGGCACATTGCCAAAAGAGTTTGACTTGCATAGATATATTGACTACGATATTCAGTTTGATAAGTCGTTCTTAGAACCATTACGATTTATTGTTAATGCAATCGACTGGAGTTTTGAAAGACAGTCAACACTAGATGATTTTTTCTAATGACAGACGAACAACTAAAAGATTTCATGGAATATTTTAAAGATGAACTGCCAGACCCCGAGCATTACCCACAAAAAGTATTATGGTTAATGAAATGGTATCAATCAATTGTTATGAGGAATAGAGAATGAAAGAAAATGCATACACACACTACATAAGAGATGAGGAACTATATGGCCGTTTCAAGGATGCGGCTAGAGAAGATAAGTTGCCAATACTCGATAATAAGACATTCGAAAGAATGAATAAAGAATACGGCAAAGAGAAGATGCGAACAAATCTTGCTGACTATATTGCAACTGAACGACCTGTATTCCCATTAAAAGAAATAACTAAAGATAGAATGAGAGATTGTTTTCATTCTTTAAAAAAGTTTGATACCAGCACCATTTGTATTCCAAATGAGCAAGTAGAAAAAATTGTATTTGAGAAGTATGATGATTACAAATACAGTTATGATGATTATGGACTTGGCTTGATAAATGGTGCTAGTACCTTCAATGATGTATCAAATTATTTTCATCAAGACTTACGACTTGAATGTGGTAGTTATGGTTTCAGAGCACCTAAAGAAGTTTGGGAAAATGGTTCTGCATACGACATATGGAAATGTTTCGGTCCTTTATGGCGAGGCATCAACGGCGTTCAAAAGGTTATGATAGAAGGTAAAGAAGAATTAATGGGCGGCGAGTTAAATGAGAAAAGTTATATGTCTGCATTTAGACTAGGCACTTATATTGCAACACAGTTTAAACCAGTTGTTGCAAAGGCAATCTATGACATCACAGAGGCAAGAACTGTATTAGATACAAGTTGTGGTTGGGGTGATAGACTTGCAGGATTCTTTGCCTCAGACGCCGAAGAATTTTATGGTTGCGACCCAAACCCAAATACATATCAGAGATATCAAGAACAAATATCTACTTACAATAAGATGTTATCTAAACCTAAGAAAGTTCAGATATGGAATTGTGGTGCAGAAGATTTGCCTTATCATAAACTGCCGGCGATTGATGTTGCGTTTACCAGTCCACCTTACTTCTCAACAGAAGAATATAATAAGGGTGGCGAACTAGAAGAAAATCAATCTTGGTTTAAGTTTAATGAATATGAAAAGTGGCGTGATGATTTCTATTTAGTTGTTGCAGAGAAAACAATGGAAGTAGCCAAGTTCATGTTTGTCAATATCATGGACCCAAAGATACATGGTGTTCGTTATCGTTCTAGTGATGAACTAGTTGAGAAGTTTAAAGATAAGTTTCTTGGTCAAATCGGCATGAGAATTATGCAACGCCCTCAAGGCAAGGCAGTATTCAATGATGAAGATGGTTCTTTTAGTAAAGAAAAACTAGATGAACATATGAACAAAATGTTTATAGAGAATGTCTGGTGTTTTGGGCCTGAATCAGATTTATTTAAGAATTCAAGAGTGGCAACATTAGATGATTTTTTCTAAATATTGCTTGACAAAACTAAATAATTAGAGTATAATACCATTATGTTAACCGTACAGACAAGACTAAAATCAGAACCAGATTCAGAGTGGCAGTTCCATGAACTTTCACTAGATAAATTCCCAGGCGGATTTCAAAGAGAATCAGAATGGGCTGTAAAATACAAAAGAAGAAACACAGACCCTCAACATAAACACGAATATAAAGTGGAGCTAAAAACATGAGTGATTTTTTAAAAGATATAATTAGAGAAACAGGTAACGAATATGCAAGTTTAGTATCAGATGGTTCGACAGGCGATGTCAACGATTTCATTGATACAGGTTCGTATATTTTCAATGCATTACTAGGCGGTAGTATTTACAGAGGACTGCCATCAAATAAGATAACTGCTATTGCAGGTGAAAGTGCAACAGGTAAAACATTCTTTGTACTAGGCATGGTTAAGAGTTTCTTAGATAAGAATCCAGACGCTGGTGTTATCTTCTTTGAAAGTGAATCTGCAATTACAAAAGAATTGATTGAAGAAAGAGATATTGATAGTAAGCGTATGGTCGTAATGCCTGTAACTACTGTTCAAGAATTCAGACATCAGGCAATTACTGTATTAGACAAATACATTGAACAAAAAGAATCAGAAAGAAAACCAATACTACTTGTGTTAGATTCTCTAGGTATGTTATCGACTACTAAAGAGATGGAAGATACACAAGCTGGTAAAGAAACAAAAGATATGACAAGGGCACAAATTGTAAAAGCCGCCTTTCGAGTACTCACCTTGAAGTTAGGGAAAGCATCAGTTCCCCTTATTATAACAAACCATACTTATGATGTGGTGGGCAGTATGTTCCCACAGAAAGAGATGGGTGGTGGGTCAGGATTGAAATATGCCGCTAGTAGCATTGTCTATCTTTCTAAACGCAAAGAAAAGAATGGCACCGAAGTAATCGGTAACATTATTCATTGCAAGAACCATAAGTCAAGATTGACCAAAGAAAACAAAATGGTTGATGTTCGATTAACTTACGACAAAGGTTTAGATAGATACTATGGTTTATTAGAACTGGCATTGAAATATGGGATATTCAAATCAGTTTCTACAAGAGTTGAGTTGCCAGATGGTACTAAGACTTTTGGTAAGACTATAAATAATAATCCTGAGAAGTTTTATACACCAGAAATACTAGAACAACTAGACGCCGTTTGTGCAAAAGAATTTAAGTACGGAGACCACATTGAAGAAGTCCAAGACACCGAAGATACCGCCGACACATAAGACCACAAATCCAAAACACAATGATGATTATGTTTTTGTAGAGAAACCTGGAGAGGACTTTACAGGACTTAAACTGATTAGTGGTCCTTTTGCAAGTATTGTTTACAAATATGGCAATGTAGGATTTAGACCTGAGTCTGAGGCAGTTGATGGCGCTTTACCAATGGTGTTTGATTATACAGTCATAGAAAATAAAATAGAAGCAGACACAGATAGTCAAGAATTTATTAATCATATTGGCGATATACTGGTCATTTTATTAGAAGAACAAATGAAAGAAAGAGAAGAACAAGGCTTGACTTTAGATGATAACTAATGTATAATATAACATTAACATAAGAGAATATACTTAATGGAAAGAATTGAAACGACTGCGATTAGAAATCTAATCCATAACGAAGAATATTGTCGAAAGGTTTTGCCTTTTATCAAAGAAGAATACTTCACAGATAGATTAGAGAAGCTTGTATTCACACAAATATATGAGTTTGTAAATAAGTATAACAATCTTCCAACAAAAGAATCTTTGTCAATTGAGATGAACTCAAACAAAGGCGTGAGCGAAGATGAATTCAAAAGAATGAATGAAATCATTTCATCTTTAAATCCAGAACCCATTAACTTAGATTGGCTTGTTGAAACAACAGAAGTCTGGTGTAAAGACCGTGCTATTCATAATGCAATTCTAGGCGGTATTCAAATACTTGATGGCAAAGATAAAGACCATACTCCAGAATATCTTCCTGAAATGTTGTCAGAGGCATTATCAGTTTCTTTTGACCAGAAAGTCGGTCATGATTATCTACTTGAATCAAAAGAACGATTTGAATATTACAATAGAAAAGAAGAACGACTCGAACTTGATTTAGATTTCTTCAACAAGATTACAAGAGGTGGTATTCCATCTAAGACATTGAACATCTGCCTTGCAGGTACCGGCGTCGGTAAGACCATGTTTATGACTCACCTTGCGGCTTCAACATTGTTACAAGGCAAGAATGTGTTATACATCACAATGGAAATGGCAGAAGAAAGAATCGCCGAAAGAGTTGATGCGAATCTATTGAATGTCGGCATGAGTGATTTAGAAGAATTACCTTATAAGATGTATGAATCGAAGATAAATAAGTTACA